AGATTTGAAGAAGCCAAAGCATCTCCAACCTCTAACATATCTACAGTATCTTGTGTTGCACCAGAAGTGCTACCATGAGCAGTTGTTAAGTTATCAACAACTTTGTACATAAGATAGTTATCAACACCTCTTGCAATAGCATAAGCTAATTGGTCAGAGTACATATTGAATAAGTTGTATGATGACTGAGCCTTAAGTGCATCAGGAATGAACAAAGATGTTACTTTGTGTTCGCTTATTTCTAAGACAGTTTCAGTACTTGTCATTGTATCTGAACCACCACCAGCACCACTTGCATCCACATCAGCATCAATAGCTGTTCCAGCAGAAACAGATGCAAGTGGAGTAACACCAATATGTGGTAGGTGAACTTTGTCTGCTCCAACAGCTTCAGACGATAAGTCATTAGCTAATCCAAGCATCATTGTTTTTTGTTGAAATTTATCAAGAATAGCTTGACCCCAAACTTCAGGTACAAACTCTTGACCTACTGAAGTAGAAGCAGCAGCACTCGCACCACCAGCTAAAGTATTAATATTAAGAGGATCTTCTATACTAATATCAGCTAATTGGAAACGAGTCCACACACCCATTAAAGGTTGAGCAATTTCGTTATTATTAAACATTTTTTATCTCCTTAAGATTTATATGATTTGATAATGTGTTGCCAATTTGCTTTTTTCTCTTGCTCTGACATTTCTGATAATGGCTTAGTTACTTCTTGATTCCTAGCCTTTCCAAGAACTTGAGGAGCATTTGGCTTTACATTAACTTTATTCGTTACAAATTCAAGAGTTTCCAAAGGCAGATTAGCCAATGAATCTCTATCTTCTTCAGGATGTTTTTCTAAAAGGCTTGCTCTCTTGGCTGATTCATATTTATTCCATTTATCAGCAACAGAAGTTAGGTTTTCATTTTCAGAAGATACCTTTTCATATAAGGCTTTAAAATCTTCTTTTTCTTTCAACTTTGCTTCTTCTGCTTGAGCCATTTGCTTTTCAAGCTCTGCAATACGAGCTTCAGCATCCTGCGACCTTTTTCTATACTTTTTGCTTTCTGCTATTAATGCACCAACTTCGGTCGGTTGAGTAGGTGTTTCTTGGGTAGGTTGCTCACTAACTGTTTCGCTAACTACTGGTTGATTTTCTTCGGACATACTGCCCTCCTATCTTGTGGTTTTAAAAATTATAAATACAATATCTTGTATTTGTCCTTAGCCATAAGTTAGATTATGGTTGTTGTTACTTGCAACTATTAATGGAAATTAACACAAAAAAAGAAATAGAATTTAAGCAATCGTGGTTTGATTTTATGGGCTATAAGCCTCATAAAGGTCAGCAAAAGCTACACTTTCCAACCAAAGATACATCTCGTTTTTTTGTGATGGTTTGTGGAAGAAGATTTGGAAAGACAACTTGTTCAGCTATGGAAGCTACATTTGTTGCATCTCAACCCAATAAACGTATTTGGTGTGTTGGATTATCTTACGAAAAAGCCGATTTGATGTTTAGGGAAATATGGCAGAAAATGGTTGTAGGTCGCCAAAACGACATTGTAAGAGCTTCAGAAAAAGAAAGATATATAAAGTTTAAATGGGGAACAGTAGTAGAGGGTAAGTCTGCTGATAACCCAGACAGTTTGGTAGGTGAGGGTCTTGACTTATTGATTATTGATGAGGCAGCTAAAATTAAAAGAAAAATATGGGATATGTATTTGTCACCAACACTATCAGATAGAAAAGGTAAAGCAATATTTATTACTACCCCTGAAGGTTTTAATTGGGTGTATGATTTGTTTTTACTTGGTAAACGAGATGAATTATGGGAATCTCATCAAGCTCCATCGTGGGAAAATCAGTATGCTTTCCCAGAGGGTAAAGAAGATTCGTTCATAAAAGAACGTAAACGTAATATGTCTAAAGAATCTTTTGACCAAGAGTATGGTGCAAAGTTTACAACATTTGCTGGGCAAGTATATCCTTTTGATCGTAATTTAGATGTAGGGTATTTTCCTTACAATCCTAATTTTCCTACGTTTTGTAGTATTGACTTTGGTTATCGTATGCCAGCAGTTGCATGGTTTCAAACGCCAATGATTAATGGCGAATGGCACATAAATATTATAGATGAAATTATACATGAGAAAAATATTAAGACAGACGACCTCGTACGTCGTATTAAATCGAAACCTTATATTGTTAGGTCGTACTATGGCGACCCAGCTGGTAAACAAGCTCAAGGACAGTCAGGGCTGGGGGATATAGAGATTTTTAGAAGAAATGGTATAACTATAGAAACTATAAGAGATAAGGTATCTCGAAATATAGCTTCAGGTGTATCTCATGTGCGTGGTTTTATAGAAAACGCTAATGGTAAAAGATATTTACACGTTAATAGTAAATGTCAAGGCATAGCAGAAGATTTAGAGAACTATCGTTACCCAGAACATACAGAGGGGAAAGACTTAAAACCTGACCCCCTAAAAGATGGTTACCATGATCATGGTTGCGATATGATACGATACTTTTTTTTAAATAGGTTTCCAATTAGACAAAATAAATTAATAGTGAGGAAAAGATGAACGTAGAACAAATAATACAAGAGTCAGTAAAAGATTTTAAAGAAATGCAAGCTAAAGCAAGACGTAGGCACGTCAGAAAATTAATTGATTACTATTGTGGTAGTAATACATCCCAATATATTGACCAATACTTTGACTCTGATGCTTTTAGAGAGATTCCTTGCTATGAGGCAAACTTTACAAAACGATTTATAAATAAAATGAGCCGAATATATACAGTAGGTGCAGCATATAATATGAATAATCAATATGATTCTTTAACACGAATGAAAGCAGCAAGAATGAAGCATATTGAAAGAATGACACGTCTGATTGGCTCTGTGGCAACGCAAGTTGTGTTTGTAGATGGCGAGAATCCTCACTTTGATTATAGACCTATTTACTATTTTGATGTTCATCTTGGAAACGACCCATTTAGACCAGAAGCTATAATGTATCCAATACTAGGGAATGTAGATGATATGAGTTACGTTGAAAAACCTAGATATGCTTACTTTGATAATGCTATTTATGCAGAGTATGATGAAAAAGGTAATATAATTGAAGAATATGAACATGGATATGGTATCTTGCCATTTATGTTTACTCATAGAGAGAATCAACTTGACTCATTCTTTGTAGATGGTGCAGATGATATTGTATCTTGTAATGAACACGTTAATATAACTATGACTGAATTACAATTAGGCTTGAGATTCCAAATGTTTGGACAACCTTATGTTACAGGCTTACAGGCTGATAAGAGATTAGAAAGAGCAGGTTCAGATACAATACTTGATCTACCTGAAGGTTCTGTATTTGATATAGTAGCACCTGAAGCTGATTTACAGTCTGTAATAGAAACAGTCAAGTTCCAAGTAGACCTTGTTGCCCAAAATAATCACTTGTATGTGCAATTTGCACAAGATGGTGGTGAAGTTCCTAGTGGTATTGCTCTTAAAATCAAAGATTTAGAAAGATTTGAGGATTACCAAGACGATTTAGAGCTTTGGAAGATGTATGAACATGATTTATACAAAGTTGAGAAAGAAATTGCAGAATATAATGGCATTAGACTACCAAATAGTCTTAAATTAGACTTTAACGAGCCTGAATATCCAAAAACAATGCAAGACCAGATTTCGTACAACACATACAGGCTTCAAAACAATCTCATTACGCAGCCAAAACTAATGATGGAAGAAAATGATGACCTTACATTAGAAGAAGCAACTGCGATAGTAGAGCAGAATAGAGCAATAAATCAAGGTAACACAGAAGATGAAAATAGACGTCAAGGTTAAAGCTACATTTAGTTTTTTTAAATTAGCTAAATTTATTAATAGTAAAAACTACATGAATCTCAAAAATAGAGCAACCTTTAGTCCATTTGCCACACATTACAAACAATTTATAAGAAAAGGAAAAGTAAAGCGACCTTTAGAGCCTGTTACTGTAGAATCACGAAGAAAGCGAAAAAGCCCTACATCTATTGGTGGAGTAAAACCATTGTTTGATACAGGAAAATTAGTCCAAAGTATAAGATATGATGAAAAAGATAAGTCAATAAAAGGTATTGACTACGCTTTCCATCAGAAAAATGGTTTTAAGCATCATAAAACTGGTGAATTTATAAAAGGAAGAGATTTTATAAAGCAAGCCAATGAAAAGATAAGTGAGTCAAAGTTTGTTAGCCTTCAAAGTAAGGGCATAGTTCAGTTAGGACAAGTTTTACGAAGAATTTTCAAAAGAAAATTAGCTAAATAGGGGTATTTATGGAAAAATCAGAAAAAGACTTACTTGTTATTATATTGAAAGTATTAAATGAGTGTAACTCAAGACTACAAGATATAGAAAATCAACTCTATGTCGAGCCAACTATCGAAAACTACGATGATATGGTAACCCCTATAAGCAAAGAAGTATTTGATGAGATTGTTAAAGCTACAGGTACTAAACTAATCTTTATGGGTATCGCCTAAGTCTTTAACTTGTTTGTGTATTGCTTGCAACGCAAGTTTCATAGCATATATCTCAGTCATACACCAAGTAATTCCTTTCTCAAGCTCTTTGTTCGTTTTCTTTTTTCTTGATTTCATTTATAAAAGCCTCTTTTTGTGCAGGCGTGGGTCGCCTAGAAGGTAATGCCTCTACACCTACTTCTTTAGCACGTTTCACCCACTTATACCACTCACGCCTTTTCTTATTAATCTCTGCCCTCTCCTTTGCAGACTTTATCTTACGCTTCAACTGTTTCTTTTCCCTATGCACTCTCTTTCGTTGATCTTCCACCTTTCTCTCTGGAAGTGGGATTTCAATATCAGGTACTGAATCCACTATCTCCTCCACCTCTGCATCAACATACTCTACCTCAGCTTTCTCAGCCTTTAAGAACTTCTCAAAAGGACTATCGACAGTTATATTGACATTCTTTACCAATTTACCACTATGCTCTAAAACAAGTCTTCCTGCCTGCACGTTGCCAGCTTTAGCTTCTCGTATCATAGCACTCAAAACAGCAGGCAGTTCTGAACCAAACTCTACCATATACCTTTCGTATATAGCATCGACAAAGTTTGGATTTTTTCGCCAATTATAAATCATCGTAGTAGATACATTCAACTCTTTAGCTATCTCACTAGCAGTAATCTCAGGATTAAGAGCATATAACTCTACAGCACGCATAACATCTGGTCTTTTAAGTAAATCTGTCATTAGTATTTAATCGTGTGTCTAAGGAACTTTTCTATCCACCAGCAACGACCATTATCACTAGCTTCTTTTATCGCTTTATCATACTTCCTATAGCGTTTATATGACCTTGTACGATTCCTTTCTAGTGATTTAACCTTTTTGCTGGGTATAGTATCTATCATCGTTGTTCTAAATATACGTTCTTTCGTTGTTCTTATGCAATTTTTTTGTGAAATCGTAATCGTAGTTCCTATTTCTATTTTTTGCGTAAATGTAACCCCACCAACATTTTTGCTTTTATCCCCCTGCATATCGTGCAAAACGTGCAAGCCATTAAAACGTGCAATAATTCAAGTTTGGATCAAGTTTTTTTTAGTTGTTGGTTGTTTTTACTTGGATTATAAGAGGAACATTCGCAATTTCCCTTTCCT